AGGAAAAGGTCAGCGGAGTAAGCTCTTTTTATACTGTCCTCTGTCCGGATAATCTCTTCGGCCAGGTGCGGCATATCAAGAGCCACATTGAACAGCGGATTCACTGCACTGTTAGGTGACGGCAGTTTGGTTACGCCGCCAGGAATAAGGTTAATCCCTTCAGCCATTACATCAGCCGTTGCGGTAAGAGGCGGTTTGACAGCCAGCTCCACGGCGGTCAGATAATCCCGCTTCATCACTTGCAGGCTCTTGGAATCACCCAGCGCATACCATCCCGGGCCATAGCCATACGGATTGTTGCCATTGGTCAAGTAACGTCCGGTCGGCACCGGGAATTCCTCAAAGCCACCAACGTACAGCCAATCATTTGGCCCGCTGCCGTCAATCCAATACATACTGATGTACGGCATATTAAGTCTGCCAATCCGTCCCGGTACGGCCTGTGCATTCGGCTGGATTAACCAATACACATAACGCAGTACGTTGTCCGGTACGCAGCCGCCTTTCAGCTTCTGCTGTTCATTCATCGGCAGAGCCTCTACGCCAAACGTGTCGATAATCTGCTGCATTTTCATGGGATATCTACGCAGGAAAGTGTTTACCTTTCCGTCACCACCCACGTCAATGTAGTAGGTGCCAATCGTCTGCGCCTTGTATCTAACGCCCTTCTCGGTGTCCGGCAGAACAGCCAACGGAGCCTGCCCATAAGGAAGTTCAAAGTAGCTTGAATGAATGGCATTGTAAAAGTTAGATCCGGCAAGAATGCTCTGCATGATTTCCTGCCGTTCATCCAGCACTTGCCCCGCTCTTACGTCCTCATTCAGTTCCGGATTGTTGAATTGGAATTTAAACCACTGACGGCTGGGCGGCGTTAATCCACTCATGATACCGGCAGCGAATATCTGACAGCTTGCCCACGCCACGCCTTGTGCAATGTGAAGGTCACGCCTGCGTCCGGGATACACGTCATCGCCCTGGCGTTTAAAATCACCCACGAAAGGAAGCTCATAGTTACGGATATCTATCCACTGATCTTCCCAGCGCAAACGCTCCTGCCGGAGCTGTTCCACACGTTGCAGGACTTTTTGTTTATCCGGCCAAAAGTCTTTTTTAACTTCTGCATCACCCGGCCTCATATCCCCGGCCGGACGGGCCAGTAATGTATCCATGTTTATTCCCCTAATTTCTGCTTACCGACATTGCCAAGAATTGAACCGGTTTCCGGCTGTAATACGTTAGACTTCATCTGGTCAGCGCCTGTCGCCCCACGCCGTCTTTTGTTGTCCGCTTTCAACGTATCATTAACAGCCTTTGCTTCGCTGTTCTGCACGGTTGGAGGCGGTGCTACCTTCTCTACCTTGGGTGTTGGCGTACTGCCAAATAAGTTTCCACACATGATTTATCCCTCGCTTTCCTAATATCCAAAACTGTATTCCACGTTAGCCTTTGAAGGCTTTTCGTTGAAACCAAAATCATACTCGGTGTTTGCTTTAAATCCACGCCCTTTGCCAAGTATCACATCATCACGCGGCACAACTTCCTGCGCAAATGTGAGTACAAATCCGTCTGCCAGGTCCGGGCTTACTCCCATCTCTTTTTTGATGATCTCTTTTTTCACCATCTTGGGCTTGCCGTTATCCGTAAACGTGTACTCGCTCATTGTCAGTTCTGCTTTAAGGTCATTGTCATCCGGTAGTGCGCCGCCAGCCCGTAACCAATCGCGCGCTTTAAAGTACATCTCTGTCCGGCGGTTAAAATATCTGTCACTGATGGGCGCGCCGCCAAAGTTAACTTCGATGATGTTTGTGAAACCCAGTTGGCGCAGCCTGTCGATTACGCCCGGACCCATGGCCCCGTTATCTATAAACACAGCGTCCGGACGCCAGCGCCTTATCTCTTCTGCCACGATATCCGCAAACATCATGGTGTCCAGCTTCCGGTAAACTTTCGGCGGTAACGTACCAAGGCCTTGCCGATAAAAGATTGTGCTGCGGTCATCACCAAACCGGGCTACGTCAACGCCCATAATTTTGGGTGCGTGTCTGTATTCATCCGGATGGTACCTTCTTGCCATAGATGTATTGACAAGATCTAACGGTATCAGCTGGTTGCTGGATGCTGACGGGAACACGCCGCGCACACGAATCTTAAAAAAGTCGCTATCCTCACCATACTGTTCCAACCATGTGGCTATCGTCTGCTTGTTGCTAATGGCTACCGTCCGGCTGTCTATCTGCCGGCAATTCCAAATCCTTTGGTACTTTTCAAAACAATCATGGAATGCCCCGGTGTTCCGTGTTGGGTTCCCAAATGCACACCAGATTATTTCTGTCTCACTATCTGTTAACGCACCTTCCGTTACTTCCCAGATGCCGTCCCAAATAGCTGATGCTTCGTCAAACACTACCAGGATCCGTTTGCCTTGGTTATGTAAACCGGCAAATGCTTCCGTGTTTTCTTTGCTCCACGGTATCGCATCCACCCGCCACGTTTTGTCATGTTCTTTTTGAGTGCTAAAAATGGCCGTTGCGGTGTACTTAAAAAGTGGTTTCCCTATAAACAACCGGTACCACTTTGCCAGCTCCGGCCATGTCTTACTACGCAGCTGTGTTTCCGTGTTGGCCGTCACCACGCCCCGCGTATCTTCGTGAGTGGTTAATGCCCACAGTATGAGCCATGCCACCAAACAGCTTTTTCCAATACCATGTCCGGACGCCACCGCTTCCCTGGTAACAGTGTTAATGTCTTTCACACCGCTACCGACTTCACGCAGCAAGCTCTCCTGCCATTTGTCCGGCCCGTTCTTCCCGGCAAGCTCACCTTCTCCCCAAGGGAATGCTGCGTACACAAAACCAACCGGATCATATGCGTAGCTTGCCAACAACGCAGCCACGTCCTCAATCGTTTCCGTTGTTTTGTGCTGCATTCATAGCACGCTCCCTTGCTTTAAAAATAACGTCTGCAAAATTTATATTGCCGGAGACTTCCAGTTTCTCTTTATTGCTCCACTGTTCAGGTTTCCGGTTCGACAACCAAAACTCTTGCGCTTTCTCATTGGCAGGTATGGCAACCTCTTCCTCGCCATAAACTATGCGCTCTTTTTCGCACCGTTTTCCGTCCTGGAAATAAACTTCTTTGCATTTAAACGGTTTTCTAACTGTAATCTTTCTGTCAAAGCAGGAGTTATATAAGGCATTTTCAACCTTACGGTCCGGCACATCTCTACCCGCGCGTAATGCGTCCGAAAAGTCCGAATACTTATTTTTCCAATCCTCAAACGTAGACTTGGAAATTCCTATTTTTTCTGCAATTTGTTTTCCGGAGAGGCCGTCACGCGCCCAGCCTTCTAACCGGATTAAGCCTTCTTTCGTCAGCCATTCCTGATACTTGCCCTTTGCCATGCAGCCTCACCACCTTTCCGGTAGGGCGCAGCTGGACCCGGCAGGAGGTCATCACCGGTGGCAGCGTCCAGCTTTTCGCCCAAATAAAAAAGGAACCGGTTGGTAGGGCCGATCCCTTGTCAATACCACTATAACATATTTTTTGCCAAATTACTCAAAGAGTTTTTTATTAAATTTGTATTCCGTTCATCACTGCCATCATTGCAGCGTAGGTTAAAAACTCCTCACGCCAAAGCCAATACGTTCCTTCCACAATAGCGTTTTCTATGCTTGTGCGTTGTGGTGATTCATGGCGTTGGTATCGTCCTCTCATACACTTCCCAATGTGGTGGTGTTCGTGGTAGCGCTTCCAGGTTAGGTCCATCACACGCAGCCATACCTCCGGCTGTTTGCATCCCATAATCTCCGGCAAGTCAGCTAACGTAGCCACGGCTTCTTTGGCGGTAGGATCCGCAGAGCCGGCAGCGTCAGTTACCAATGCAGTGCGTAGTTCACCCACGGCCTCACGCAATTTAGCTTCGTTGAAGAATAGTTTGTCTATGTACTTTTTTTGTTTTCGTGAAAGTACGGACAATTTACCACCACCTATAGATAACCGCCACAGTACACCAAAAACCTATCACCATACCAATTACCAACAGTACGTCAATGTTTATCATCGTGTTGCCCTCACTATTGCGTTAACGATATCCCCAATAGTCATATTGCCGGTAGTCTTGATTGAAAACTTCCGCCCGTCCACTGTTCCGTGAATCGTCATTGGTGTAGGGTCTTTGCCCAGCATACTGTAAAAGCCGGTAAATCCTTTAATGTGCAGTTCTGTGACATGATCCCTGATGTCAGCTATTATGTATCGCATCTGTTCTCTCCATTGCGCCATTGCTTCATTGTGTTTGACAGTATTTCTGCATTGATCCGTTCATGCAGTTCGTTGTTTTCTCGTTCAAGTTCTGCGACCCTGTTCCGCAGGATTATGATTTCGCTTTTTAATTCTTCCACATTGTCCGTCATGTTTTACCTCCTAACTATCTATGTATAAGGCGAATGGTCGCTCAAATCCTCTTGGGGGTGAGACTATGGGTCGTGTCTCTTGTTTTTTCCACTCGCCTTATAACCTTGAAAATGCTTGAAAGTTACTTGAAAGTTTGCTACGGACATTTATGTCCTTAACAACAGATTTTTCCGTTTTTCTGCTCTTAATTTAATTAAGTTCGGATTTTACGGATTTTCTGCTCTTAACACCCGGCAAAAACTTTTGTAATTCATCCATCCGTATCTGCTGTGAATAAAAAAATCCTCTTAAGTGTTACCATTTGCGTTCTGCCTGTTCCGTTACAACATGGACATTTCATTTTTTATGCACTTCCTTTAAATATCTAAAAATTTTAATATTGCCATGCCGGTAAGTAAACCTATGCAAAATATTATTAACTGTTGCCCGCTAATACTAACACTAACTTGTATCACTTATGCACCTCTTTCAGCCACTCCCAAAAAGCAAGTTTACAACAATCGTAACCATCGTGGCAGATGTTTTTATTGCACTCGCAACGCATACAATCTGCGTGTTCAAACAACCATTCTGCCAACTGTTCCGTATTCATGGATTTTAACCATTCTTCGTTGGTCTGCTCCTTTTCCAATCCAAGCAGTTCATCTGTTGTGGTATGCAAGGCTTTTGCGATGTTAACAATCGTGTCTGCTCTTGGAACTCTTTTGTCTTTGATGTATCTGTGTATCGTGACTTCAGTTGTTCCAATTTCATCCGCTAATTCTTTTTGTTTCATTCCATTTTGTTCTAATATCTTTGATAGTCTATTCCCCAATGTTTCGGTCATTCTTCTACCTCACTCACCAATTCCTTGACATTACAGGAGTGTAATCCGTGCTTGCTTTCGTCATTTCCTTATATGCCTTGCGTAAAGAATTGCCGATTTTCTTTTGTTCTTTTTCTGTGAGTTCTTTGTCCATACTGTCAATAGCACCTATCAACCAACTTAAATTTTCTTTTGTATCTTGTAATTTAAAACCCACTTTTAACGCAATAGCGTATTTCACATTACCCCTCCCATTCATCTTTTAGTTCCCTAATCAGTTCGCTGATTTCATCTTTTGTCATACTGTTAAGGTCATATTCTTCAACATCATATCCCAACTTATCAAGCAAATCTGTTGCATATTGTATCTGTGCTTGCGTTGCCATTTTGTCTTGTATGGTCATATCTCACATCTCCCCAACTGTTCGGAATTTCCGACAGGTTCAATTAATCTAAATATTTACTCACATCAAATAACGGAATGGATATTTTTTTAAGATAATCTTCCCTTTTGAATTTTTCTTCTAACTGTTCAACACTGTAATCGGCACGAAACTTTTTTATAAATTCTGTTCCAGTAAACTGTGCTATTGCCCTTTTGTCCATAGCTGCCTGTTCCGTTACAACATGGACATTTCATTCTGCTACCTCATTTCCACACCTTTTATTCCACGTTCTGATTGCTTCTACGTCTGTATGAAATGTATCTGTACGGCAATAACAATTTAAGCACTCAACGTAATACCAAACATGAGAGCCATAATCATATTTTTCATAAATCAGTGCATTATCTCCACAAAACGGACACCTTTTTAATGGTTTTAATTTTTGTTCGGTCATTCTGCCACCTCACCATGTATAAATACTTCTGTCAAAATCGTATAAGTGCAACACTTCGCACAACCACCATGCCGTTATCATTCTGCCACCTCACCCCCACCCAACAAAAAGTATCTGTAACATTCCTTGTCAGGCATTTTCGTGCAAGTATCTCTGTTAAACCCTTTTCGGTCTTTATCTTTCGTATGGTACTTTGCACAAATAAGGCACGATACATCTGTTGCCACAATGTAGTCTAACAGTTTTTCTATCTTTTCTGCATCGGTCATTCTCTCACACTCCCCAACCACTTATCCCAACACCACTTAATAGCGGACAGTGCCATTTTCTCGTCACAACAACTGCACTGTTCTACACCATCCAACAAAATCACATACACCCCATTTGCATATAAAACCCTTATTACCTCTTGCATATTGTCTATATCGGTCATTCTCTCACACTCCCCCTAAAACAATAATCCTTG